ATGATACCAGACGGAGGAGTCGAAGCAGACTGCGAGAACGAAGAGTCACCGGAGAAACCAGTTACTGGCTCAGCGGTACCCATTGCTTCGTCGTCTACAGAAGTACCACCACGAGCGGTCTTGTAGCGAGACTTCATAGCGAAGATCAGGCCAGTAGGACCAGACATTGGCTGTACACCACATACGTCGTAAGCAACCATGTTTGGCATAGCACGACGAACGAGCGAAATCAGTACTGGGTCGAACTTACCAAGGTCGGAAGTGTCGGAACCAGCTTCGTTAATGGAACCAAAAGAGGAAGCCATTTGCTCTTCACGCATAGCTTTTTCTTGGTTTTCGAGAACAGCAGCAGTTACTTGCTTGCGGTAGTGATCAGAGATAGGACCAGCAGTTTCTTCGTTAAGTACTGGTGCCCACTTCGATACGAGTTTATCGTAAGAGATAGGAGCTTGCATTTCTATACACCTTCTTTCTTATTATTGTGGTTTATGTGTTTGCTTAAGGGCATTAACATACATAGCCATCGAACCAGTAACTTCCTGCTCTTCAGCAGCTTCGTCAACAGATTCTTCAGCTACAGTTACTTTCTTTTTGGTGAAGTACGATTCTTTGATAGTGGCAACTTTCGAAGCGAAAGTTTCTTCATCTTCGAAATCAATATCTTCAGCCAGGGACTTCAACTTTTCTACCTGTGTTTCAGCCAGATCACGGGAATGTTCACGGATGATAGCATCACGCTTCAGTTCTTCCAGTTCACCAGTCATACGGATAGAAGCTTCAGTGGTTTCGTTAAGTTTTTCTTCAAGTTCACGAACCTGAGTGCCTAACTCATCTACCAGATCGACCTTAGACTCTGGAACTTCAACATAAGACTCAGTGAACAGGTTCTTAAGACCGTTCATGAAATCTTCTGCCAGTTCAGTTCTCAGACCATGCTCGATTGCCAGCTTGTTTTCTTCCATGAACTTTTCTACAACGTAGTTCAGGTATCCATCAATCTGCTCGATCATTTCTTCACGGGTAGTCTTGAGTTCTTCGTCAAATTCTTCTTGAAGTTCAGACTCAATGCGTGCAACTTCTTCAGAAACCTTAGACTTGACAGCAGCTTCCATAATTACTGCAGCCTTATCCTTAAAGGTTTCAGACAGAGTTGCTTCAGATTCAGCCAGTGCATTCATGTCAGCAGTTACGTCAACAGTAACCTTAGCTGCCTTTTCATGCAGTTCTGATGTCACTTCTTCAACTTCTGTGTCCTCTTTCATGCCATGCTTCATAGCATTCATCATTTTACCGTAAGAAGCCATAAGATCGGCTTTCTTCATTTTGGACATTTCGTTGTACATTGCATTGATCATACCAGCTTTAGTACTTGGCACTGGGTCGCCTTTAGTGGCAACACCGCCAGGAACTTTAGCTTGCGATGGAGCTGACTTTTTAATCTTAGCAGCATCATCTTCTGCAGCCTTCTCACCATCTACTTCAGGTGCAGCGGCAGCTTCAGATACTTCTTCATCAGCTTCTGCTTCAGATTCGTCGTGAGCTTCTTCTTCCTCTTCAGGATCGGGATCCACGACCATTTCTTCAACAGATTCAATGTCTTCCATAAGTTCTTTGTCGGACATGTTTATCTCCTGTTAAAAATTTAATCTAGAGAGGAAATTCTTAAACTCCCGCATCTCAACCGCAGAGCGATCGGATCTAGAAGCATTCTTAATTTCAGTCTCAATTTGCTCAATTTCCTGAGGTTCTAAGACACCGTTATTCCAAATCCACTCTACACCTTCCATAATTCCATTAACGAAAGCTGATGGTGCAGATGGGTCTTGTACGATATCTACAGTGTTCATCACATAGTCATCTCTGACCATATTGACTCCACTTTTGTTCTCAAGAGTTCCCATACCACGAGTTGAAACACCTAGCTTAACTCCACCGTCTAAGAGACCTTTCACAATCTTACCATTAGGGGTGTCAAGAATAAGTGCCTTTCCCATCACATCGTTACCGTTCCACTTGAGTTCAGTAATGCGATGGGATACTTTATCTAAGTTAATGATAGGACCTGCAGGGTGATTCAGTTCACCTACTGCACGCTGGGTCTGTACCTGTTCCTTATCATACTTAGAAACTGCTGATTCCAAAATTGCTTTTGGATAAATTCTTCCATTGCGGTTCTTCTGTTCCGCTTGGGCAAAGATACCTTCGATTACATAGTTCTTAGTACCGTCTTCTTTAGCTTCGACAATGTAAGAAACTTCTTCTGTGTGTTCTGTAATCAGTTTCATTTAAATCTACCTTTTACCCATCATGCTACCAAAGTTTCTAGCAGCCTTCATTGCTTCTTTCTGAGAGCCAAGAGTATCGATAACTTGGTTATCAAACATAACGTTAAACTTGCCCTTGTCATCTTTAGTAACCATTACTTCAACACCTTTCATGTCTAAAATCTTTACGATCTTATGACCTCGAGGAGCAATGTTTTTAGCAAACTCTTTAAACGTCTTCATCTTCGACTTCTGTTTCCGTTTGTTCTTCGTCTGAGGATAAATCTACTGCACCTTGCGGCTCATCTTCAGAATCATCATTTGTACCATTAAAAATCTTAGCTGCAACATTAACTTTCTCACTCTCTAAACGAGTAGACAGTCTATCGTTCAGTAGCTCTGAAAATTGCTTTTCAGCTTCAACAAAGTTTTTAGTAGTGACATTATTTAGAAAATCAACAATTTCAGTCATTTATTTACCTCAATAAAAATTTTGCAATAATATTTATAAGATTCTAAATCTCTGGCTCAGGTTCTTCAATTTCCCCAGATTTCTTTTCATCTTCAATTTGATCGTTCATGATTTTAATGTCATCATCAGTCAACATCAGAACGTTCTTTTGAGTCCATTCTTTAGAATAGAATGTGCCCAAATAAGGTTCAATATCACGGAGCATATTCACACGTTCTCTAAGCATTTCTGCATTTTTGAGTTCAGTGAAATGGTTATCTGTAATATAATCTACATGTAAATTTGTCTTCCAAGATTCCCAGTCATCTTCTGTAATAATACCTTTAAGCAATAACTGCTTTTTAAGAATATTGTTAAACAGTTCGGAGAATCTACGGCGAAGTCTATTTACAAACTTTTGAAACTTAAATTCATCTCTAGTAATCTCAGATGTTCTACCTAAAAGTCCACCAGCCTGATCTTCTGGATTAATACGACCAATTGGAACATTTAGTGCTTTGTAAAGTTTCTTTTGAAAATAAACAATATCATCAATCTCTCCAAGATTCTGACCGCCAGGCAACGTACTAATCTCTGTACCCCGACCGCCTTCACGTCTCGGAAGCCAGAAATCTTCTAGCATAGACATGTGCTTCTGATCATTCTTCAGATCACCGGTATTAGCATCATAAACCAGTTTGTTTCTATATCTTGACATAATATCTTTAAGATATTGTTCGGCTTTACCTCTCGGTAAGTTACCTACATCAATATAGAAAATACGTCTTTCTGGCGCTCTTGAAAGTCTGTAAATGACCAGAGCATCTTCCATCATACGAAGCTGGTTGACAGGCTTCAAAGCTTTATGTAAATATGAAATAACTTTTTTGCGAGTGCTGTCAAGTAAACCGCTAGTTACATAACTAATTGCATCAGGAGAAATTTTTACAGCAGATTGTGATCTAGATCCACCGCTAGAATTTGTTAAGTAACCTGCAGTATCTTCACTGTAAATATAATATTCATCAACCTTCTTTACAATATTAGCACCAGAAACAGGGTCTCTTTCTTTTTTAACTTCTTTTACTTTGCGAATTTTATTTGCATCAATTGGACGAATCTCTTGAATGCCCTCTTGAGGTTTTTTAGGATCAACAACTAAGTGGTGATAAATTCTTCCATCTACATAGTATCTACGAAAAATATCATGCGCAAAGTTTTGGAAATCTAACATTGCAGAAATATTTTGAAATTCTTCTTTAATTTGTTTTTTGATTGCATCTGTAGTATCAACGTTATCAAGATTCAAATCTATGACTTCATCTTCACCTGAGATGACTTCATTAACAATATCTTCAATTGCAGCATCTACTTCGGGATGCTGTGCAATAGTTCTATATTTTTTAATTAATTCTTTATCATCTTTTGCTTGATCGCCACTAATATCTACAAAAGATCCATAGTGAGTGCCTGAAGCAGTAATATATCCAGAACCATCATCATCTAAAGGTGGAACGATAGAAGGTAACTGCTCTTTCTTTTTTTCATTTCTAGCTCTTGAGATTTCAAATCCAAAGAGTTTCAAACTATCGTTTTCAGCCAAAGTACTTCTCCAAGGTGGGTAAAATAATAGGGGAGGGATAGACTCTCCCCTATCTTATATTTATAGCGGTATTAGCTAGTTGTATTGCTTTCCCAATACTGTACCTGGAAGTCTACAGTAAACTCTTCAATGACGTTTGTATTGTCGTAAGACACGTCAATTGCAGATACGTTAGTTGGGAAAGTACCACGGAAGTTATAGGTCTTCAGTGTGTCACCGTTCTTATCCAGCTGCTCAATAATCAGATCAGCTTGATAGTCAGTTGGGTTAACAAGACCTTCGTTGGTTGTATGACCGTTAATGCCATTCATCCAACGTTCCATAGCGTCACGGACATTAAAGTCTGTGTCGTTAATTACTGTGATTGTCCAAGGCTCAAACGTCCGATCACCAGCAATTTTGAGTTCACGACCGCGGAATGGTACCACGATCTCTGCCATCACCGATGCAGGAAGCTGCGCAGCCTTACACATAAACGATGTAAGTTCTACGTCACCTGCTGCATATCCTGGAAAGTTGACGGTCGCTTTGAACAGGTTAGATCTAGCACCGCCGCCCTTCAGTTTTGCCTTGAAGTCATCGACTCCTAAAATAGCCATTCTTTTATCTCCTTAGTTTAGCGGTTCTTAGAATGCTTGACCAGCTACTTCTTCAAAGTCTACGCCAGTTCTAACAGCCACAAAGTTCAGAGTGATGTAGTTGATAGAACGTGCAGGCTTAATGAAGATAGTAGCAATGAATTCATTGCGATCAATAATCTCAGGTGTGTTGTTTGTTTCGTCACAAACTACACGGAAGTCGGTAATACCACGACGACCTTTTACCTCTCTGAGGAATGGCTCGACAACGTTAACAAATTCTGCTCTGGTAAATTCATCGTTGAATTCAAACAGTACAGACTTTGCTGCTCTTGCAATTGCTCTTTCCAGAGTCAGGAACAGACGACGTACGTTGATTCGGTCAAATGCCGAAGGACGACGAAGCATTGTCTTATCACCAAACAGAGTAATACCAGCGCCAGGAATGTTAGCAATTGGGTTTACGTTAGCTCTATAGAGTGTATCTCTCTGTGCCTTAGTTGGCGAGTGGGCAATATCTACTGCACCAAAGTACTGACCTCTTCTCAGGCCAGCTGGCGAGAACCAAGGAGCAGTTTCTTGATCAGACTGAGCCATCAGACCTGCAGTCGAAGAGTTAGCAGGAATGTCAATGTACTGATCGTTGTACTTATCAAAGACCTTGATGTAGTTGTTATCAAGGAAGATGTAAGAACTAGATGGGAGTAGATTAGCAAAAGTAACTGTATCATCTACTGGAGTAGTAGTATTGATTACAGAAGCTTTTGGCGGAGATGCAACTACCACACAGTCTTTACGGGTTGTAGCAGCAATCGTATTCAAGTCTCTGATAATTGTATTCGCTGTATTGTTTGCACCAGTTGTAGCAGTTACTGGTGGTGCAATCAGAAAGTCTACCTGATACGTATCTACATCTTCGATCAGATCAAAGGCAGTAGCGTATTCAGAAGTAGTCAGCGAACCAGAGTTAGCACCATTTACGAGACTGATCGTCTTTACACCTTGAGCAGATGCGATCAGCTTGAAGTCGTCACCAGAGTCTGCAGCGTCTGTACCAGCACCAGCTACTCTATAGTCAGAGTCGATGTTAGCAGCATCTACAAGCCAGATATATTCAGACTGATTGTTCAGTACGTCTGCAATGTAGTTGGTAGATCCGTCTGCGTTCTTTGCGTTTCTTGCCAAAGACAAGAATGGGAATGTTTCAAGAACTTCACCTTTTGTGCCAGAGAACAGACCGTCTTGGTCTACAATAGCAACGTGAACTTCGTCATTCGATCCGTTCTTACCGGTAAGATAAGCAGATGTGCCAGGAGCAGCGTCAAAGCTAGTTCTCAGTGACCAGTCGGTAAATGCAGAGTCACCGGTGTCAAAGGAGCAGAGCTGAATCTGTAAAGAGTTACCAAGCGAACCTGGGTACTTACCAACAAAGCTATGGCCATCAGAATCCATTGCAGAACGCTGATTATCAAAGTCTGTGTTGTTCTTAACCAGTCTTGCCGAACGAGTGCTAGATTGACTTACGCCAGACGAAACGCCTGTGCTAGTGTCAGAGTCAAATGCGTTCTTTGCTGCACTTGTTACTGCACGGATGTTTAGCAGCTGATTGGAATACTTGGAAAAGTGAGTCGCAGTATGAAAATCTACTGCGTTATTTGTGTCGGGTGTGGCAAACAAGGAAACGAGTCTCGCTTCGTTGTCTACAAGTGTAGGTTTATCGACTGGACCCCAACGGTAGTTACCTACGAAAACACCAGTGGTGGTTCCGACGTTTGGCACAATACCAGTGAGATCAACCTCTCTGGTTACTACAGCTGGAGACAGCGAAGGCGTGAAAAAAGCCATGAGTCTTCCTCTTTTCGTTTGAATTAAATGATAAGTTATTCATTATAAGGTTCTTTCAAAC